GTACTCAATTCAAAGCTTTTTCAAGTGTGAACAAACATGGGACACCTACCGTGTCGACGTCAAGAACATTAGAGGACGTCGGCGTTCAGGAGACATGAACACATCACTTGGCAACAATTACATTGCGACAGCCCTTTTGCATGGGTTCTTCCAAGGCTATGAACCGACAACAGTTGAAGAGATCAGAGCTTCGCTGGCGGCATACAGTCTTGACAGGGGATTCAGCATTAAGTTTGAGGGCTACGCAGAGGCGATAGAAGAAATTGAATTCTGCCAAACGCACCCGGTAAATACTGGACACAAGCGCGTAGACACACGGTTTCGCATTGGAGAGGAAGTCGATAGATGGATCATGGTTAGAAACCTTGATTCACTGGTTAAGGACACCCACTTCATTTGTGATGAGCAGAACGTGTTGGAGCGCATGAACCAGATTGGAATAGCCGGAAGCATGATGTATGCGGACATCCCAATTCATGGAGAGTTCTACAAGAAACTTCGTAATGGGACGCCCGTAAAGCCCTACAGCTGGCAGACGAATGCATGGACTGGTCAGGGTTTGGCCTGGCAGTCAGGCAAGGGCATGTCCGATATGAACGTTGTTACCGAGGCCACCGATGAAGTGACAGAGGTGGCCCGAGGATCCTATCTAAGGGCGTTTGGAGTAACGCCGGCCGAACAGGTACTTGCTGCAGAGTGCATCAGTAAATGCGACCAAACTGATGACCCAAGTGCAGTGATGGGATGGATGGCGCCGTGGTATGGTTCTTCTGACAAGAGAACACGCACCATGGCACAACTTGCAGGTTTAGCGTAACTGCTACCCACCACCCAACCTACTAGGCTACAAACTATCCATGGGGTTTCTTAGCTTTATTGCCCAAAACTTTTATTCTAGTACCAAGGAAGACGAGTTCCGGAGTGTCAACAGACTGCACGGGCAAGCGTCCTTTTGGTGTACGAGCAATCCTTTCCCTATTGGTGAGGCCCCGGGAGGAACCCGGTTAACCCCCACTAGGACGCAGGAGAGCGCGCACGCTAACAGTGGCCAGGGCGTTCTAAGAGATGAACAGTCGGCTCAGAGAAGCGAATCCCATACATCACAACGAGGCCAGGGGGCCTTCACGCCTATTAGGGCAAACCAACACCAACATCACCACGCGTCAACATGACGCGTCACGAGGAAACAGCGTTCAAGAATCAGGCCAAGTATCGAGGTCTCTCAGCCAATCAGAAACAAGCTCGCTGGCTGGACCATCAGAGGGCAAGGCCAACAGCATCAAGGGCACCTCCCAGGCGACCTGCCAGAGGTGCAGCACGGACCCAACCAGCTCATCACGCACACCACCACCATCACGGAGGCGGTGGCGGTATGGGCACAATGATTGGGGACGTCCTTGCTGGGCCCGTCGGTGGCGCACTTGGTGGCGCCGCGCAACGTCTATTTTCCCGAGTCACGGGCCTTGGCGACTACCAGGTCCGTACCAATTCGCTCATGGGCGTGCAAGACGGTTCCAAGGTCAGTAACATGATGTTCAATGATCTCGGCCAGTCAAGCATCCGTGTCCAGAAGCGCGAATTTCTTGGAACCATTGAATGTCCTGCCAAGGATTTCAATCAAGAGCGATATCTCATCAACCCATGTGACGAGAACTCATTCCCATGGCTGAGCCACATTGCACCTCTTTTCACTGAGTGGTGCCTTAAGGGCGCAATCATCACGTTTGAGACAACTTCCTCTGTGGCAGCAGTCGCAGGGGGTGGCTTGGGCACAATCGCAATTGCCACTCAGTACAATGTCGCTGAAAACGAGTTTGAGGACATGGAGCACATGCTTCAAAGTCCCTACCGTACTTCAGGCAACCCGGCGCAAACACTTGTACACGGCATAGAGTGTGATCCTGAACTGCAGTCCAAAGAGGCTCTGTTCACACGCCGCGAGGGGCTCAACCATGTTAACGCTCCCAATCTGTACGATCACTGCTTAGTTACTGTCGCAACTGAGGGCCTTTCCTCCGTGCCCGGGACAGTACATGGCAGATTGTACGTCAGTTACGACATTGAGCTGCGTTTGGCACTTCTGCCATCGTCAGCCCATGTCGGACGTCCACTGTCCCTGATCAATTCTTCCAGTTCGTTGAAGGACACCAGCCCTATCGGCGATGTCTCAACACTCACGAACTCCACCTTCCAGTCTTTCCCAACATATCGGAAATCCCACGGATTTCTTGATCTTGCCAAAGCAGTTGCCATCCAAGCTCCAATGGATGGCATCTCTGGCCGGCCAACAGAAGAGGCATCCCGTACAGCAGAGCTGATGTACTGGATGAATGAAAGCATCGACAAGAAAACCGCTTACATCGGTTTTATGCGGCCGGGGAACTACCAGCTGGTAATCAGCTGCTTGTCACCACCCTCCCTTAAGCCTGCTGCGCAGTT